CCCTCTGAGTTCAGATAAAGATATCTTTCCTCCGTCCTCATGGGCCTGTCCACCGCTACGTTTGAGGTGACTGACTAAGAATAGACCTACGCCCAACTCCTGAACCAGAGTCCTGAGTTTGGTCATGATTGCGTCTATGTTCTTACGCTCGTCACCGTTTTCCTGACTTGAGACTACGATTGACAGGTGGTCAAGGATGATCCACTTGCAGTCCATAGCCTTTGCCAAGTACCTTATCTGAGACATTAACGTCTCCTCACCAGTTGAACCCCAGTGGTCAAGCAAGTAGAATCTATTAGATCCTAACGTGCTTTCCCAATAAGGTTTGAAACTGGCGGTGTCTGCGTCCTCATCTAAATGTAATGGCTTGTTAGCTGCCATTGACATTAAACCCAAAGTAGTGCGGGACAGAGATTCCTCCAAAGCCAGTATACCGATGTTGTCCTCTGTGCAGTTGAACAGGAAGTATTCAATCTCTTTTACGAGTTGAGACTTGCCCATGCCACTGCCTGAGGTTATCGTCACTAGCTCAAAGGGTCTGACTCCTTTGGTCAAGTCATTTAGACCTGCCCATGGATACGGTATAGATTTAACCTTGCGAGCATTAATGAGATGATCCCATGTGTCTACACCCGCTACGATACCGTCAGGTCTGTGTGTCTTAGCGTCCCACCATGCCGCTGTAAAGTCCCTGATCTTGTTTGCCATGAGCATGTCACTGGCATCCTTCAGGGGTAGTTTACAGACCTTCAGCTTGTTGGGGCTAAACAGATCCTTAACGCTGTCTACGGCTATCTGACCAGCCTTATCGTTGTCAAAGCACAGTACCACATTGTCGTAGCCTTCAAGCCACTCTAGCTGCTCTTTGATCTCTTTGGCTGCTGATGCCGCACCAGTTCGTAAAGACACTACGTCCCACTTCCTGTCAAACATTTCAGATACCGCTAGGCAGTCCAGCTCACCTTCGGTAATGGTAATAAACTTACCTCTACCTCTACAGGTGTCCTGACCAAACAGACCCAGATTGTTGCCGTAGGAGCCGTTAATCATGAATTGTTTGTCCTTCACAATACGCACTTTGGTACAGACAGTCTCGCCTGTGTCCGCATCTTTGAAGGGGTAGTGGTGTTTTGCAATGTTACCTTTCTGGTCAAACTCTATACGCACACCAAACTTGCTGCATGTCTCTTTGGACAAGCGCCTGTCGGGTATTGCTTCAATTACTCCAGTCATTTCCGTTACCATTACCTTTTGATAGGTTCCATTTGTAAATGAGGATGCAGTTACCGGAGTGTCAGTAGCAGGTTCAAAGTAGTCACATTCAGCGGTAAAGCAATAAGCATGCCCGTCTGAATATCTTCCTAAATTGTCCTTACTACCGCACTTCGGACATTCCTCATGCCTTGTAAACTTGTTCTCAGACATGAGTCATGTTCTCCTTAGAAGTCTTCCGGTGATTCGCTAAGAGTTGTCTCCGCAAGATCTAAGACCTTTACCCTGTCAAGATACGTAGACGTACCGTGAACGGGATGGGGTTTACCATAGCTGTACAGGATACGTACATGCGAGCCTCTGGTTACGTCACCGTCAAAGGGTGTACCGTCCTCATTCAAGACGGGGACTGTGTACTGGCTGCTAAACTTACGCTGAGCAGTCCCTTCGTAGTCCTTCAGTTTTACACCTTCGGACTGTAGAGCTTCCGCTACGTCTTCCGGTAGGCTCAGGGTGAGCGTGAATTTACCAGTGGACTGTCCCTGCCACTCGTCATGCTTTCTTAGTGATTGAAAGGCCACTGTACCTTCAGCAATATGTTTCTGGTTCATATACCAATTACTCCATTAGTAGTTATCTTCAAAGTTATTGTCCTTAGTTTGGACGTACCGCAGTATATCAGCTTCGTCTATATAGTCAACCTCCCTTTCGTCTAATAATTGAATTGTGTCAATGTCCGTTACCAACCCGTCCAGTTCAAGCAAGGCTTCAACGGACACCACCAAACACGCACTGCACAAGTCTGTATAGTCTCCGCTGTGAGGATCTTTACGTTTCATTTCAGTATCCGTCATAGCATTGTTACAGGCTCTGCATCTGCTCATGATTATTCTCCTACCATGTACCAGAATCTCTTCTCATACATGTCCGTTAGTTCTAAAGGCGGCATTGAGCGGTACTTTTGCATCAAAAAGTCCCTCAGCATAGCGTGAAGCTCGTTAAACCTCAGGCTGTGTAGCTCATCGTAGGCTAACTCAGAGGCCATCTTCTTTTGGTGTTCCAGTGACATGTAGCCCTCCACAGGGCTTGTCAAGTCCATATCTTCTTTGTTCATGATTATTCCCTTTCAGTTAGACATGCCCAAGAATAACTTACTTCGTCTGCTATTGCAAGCGCTTGGTCTATCTTTTGTGCAATTATTTGGCACTCGTACTGTGCATCGCTGGATATCCTTTGCTGGACAACACGGGCAAAGGCTGCCAAAGATCCCGTCCAGTACCACTCAGTCATCATTGATTGGGGTAAGACCATACGGGCTTGCTCTGGGGCTACACCGCTGGCTATCATGTTGTCATAAACAGCTTCAGCTTTATCCATCAAGTCTTTGTATCTCATATCAAATCTTTCACCGTCGGGGCCTGTAAAGGACTCATCCGATGACCCTTGTTTCTTGTTGTCCGCACGTTTACGCCATGCTTCCGGTTGGTGAAAAGTAGGTAAAAAGTCTACGTACCTTCGGCTAATCTCATTCCAAACCAATCCAGACTGATGCTTCACCAGTTGCCTAGCGACAAACACAGGTGCTTTGATCCTGAATTGAACCTGAACGTGCGCAAAGGGTGTCCAATGGTTATGGTTAGCCAGATATCTAATCAGTTTCTTGTCTCTACTACCGAACTCGTCTGACTCAGCCGCAAAGGACACTCTGGCAGCATTAACGACAGTTAGGTCTGACCCCATGATGTCTAATAGTTGTACTTCCATGTTACATAACTCCTATGGGTTGTAGTGGTGGGTCAAAGGTTGAAAACATGATGACAATGAAGATACACCAAACTATCATAGCAGTCCAGAAGATGAGATCAAAGTCGTCTTCGGTCACGTTACCTTCTGCAATGTCTACAAATACGTCATGTATGAACCTGTAGAGCCTCTTGAATATGTTCATCCGTTTACAAACTCCTCTTTTATGACTAGCTCAACGATTACCTCACCGTCAGGCCAATCTCTGTACAGTTCAATCATTTGAGTCCTGAGCTTCATCATTGCGTACTCTTGATCGTCTCTTTCTAACTCGTAGTTAAAGAACATGGGGACATAGGCTAGTAAAACCTTGTCTTTACGGGTTACTACGTTGTCAACTAAGACATAGTCCCAGTAATAGACCTCGATTCTAAAGTCTGCTATATCTCTATCAATGCTACATTCTACAGCCATGCTGGTGCACTCCTTTTGGTCCAGTTCATTTTTATCTCACTCCTTCTCACTTTGTAATAATTACGATAGGCCTGCACTGTGTCCTCTGTCTTGCAATCGTCATAGATGCACTGAGGTGGCGGCTGAAATGGTAAATCAGGCAGCGCTGTGGGTATAACTTTGAGATACTGCAGCTTCTCACGTTCTGTCTTGTGAATCTTGCCGTATCTATGGGTATACTCTGCAAACAATGCCTCTAGGTACTCAAGACCCCATTTGTAGGCAATCTGAGACGATCTGAGCCACTTTGTGCTAGGGTGGTTAGCGTGGGTCAGCTTGTACACAAAGGGTGCCTGTGGCGTCTCTAGCAGCCTGTGCGTCGCTGACATCATCTGCGATTGCTCAAGAGGCATTTTAACGGCGTGTGAGTCTGCTAGGTCACGCGCTGCTTTCCATGGGTCTTCATGGGTGTAAAATAGGTTCACTGCTACTTTCTCCTTTCGTTTATCAATTGTGCTAGTTGTCTGTGGTCATCCAGCAGCACACTAGCATTGCCCAATGTTACCACAGCATGGCGGCCTAGGTCTAGCAAGATCTTCTGTAGAAATGCTATGGCCTCCCGGTGCTGTGCCTCTGTAAACTGCCTACCTTCTACTTTGATCTTCAACCTATGCGGTCCTCCTCTGCCAGCATGCGTTCACGTTGTGCTGTGTTTAGGACGTCAAGCGCAGCGACTAGGGACCTTACGTCATCTTTGGACAGTCCCGGCTCAGTCTCCCGGAATTCAAGCAGTAGCATGAAGAGATCGAGGACCTCAACCCGTGTTAGTCTTTGCTTTTTCATTGTAACGCCTCCAGTTTTATAATGATTTCTTTTGAATCTCTTGGTGTGATCTTGTCACCTGTTTTGACATAGTAGCCGTCTGCCGCTGCCTGTTCGATGGCAGAGTATG